GGAGATCTTAAAACCCAACAGGAAAACCAAACTACCCCTCGAATATATGAATCATTCGATGGGGAAGACAAACAATCATCGTTTTTTGATTGTTTCACACCTTCTCGGTGTGTTGTGCAAAGCGCAGAAGTTGTTGAAATGACAACTGATGCCACCGGTGACACAATGCAGGAGGAAAATGTTGGTTTTGATGGACAAAATGATCCTATTTTGACAATACCTAATGATTTGTCGAGGATCCAAGTCGATCAAAGTCAAAATGTCACTTTAGGTAATTACCTAAAGAGGCCTGTACAAATCGCGACTCAGTCTTGGACAGTTGGTTCCACCTTGGATCAATTGGCTGATAACTTTGACCCATGGCACTTATATTTTAGTCAACCTGCCATAAAGCGGAAATTAGATAATTATTATCTGGTTCGGTGTAATTTGCATCTAAAATTTGTTGTCAATGCATCACCGTTCTTTTACGGTTGTGCGTTGGCTTCATATCAGCCTTTGACTAATTTTGCTCCAGGTTTCACGCCACAAGGTGCTTTTGGAGAGGAGAAAACCGCCTACTCCCAGCGTCCTCATATTTGGATTTATCCTCAGGACTCTCAAGGTGGAGAAATGGTTCTACCATTCCTCTATTATAAGAATTGGTTGGATGCTACATCGGCTACGGACCTGACTGATATGGGTAAGATGAGTTTCCAATCTTTTGGAAGCTTGGCCAATGCGAATGGGGCCACGGGTGATATTGAGATTGTTGTTTATGCTTGGGCGGAAAACATCGAAGTCGCGGGACCAACCGTGGCTTTGGCTGTTCAGTCTAAGGACGAATACCAAGATGATGGAGTAGTTTCGAAACCCGCTTCAGCTATTGCGAGGGCCACCTCGATGCTGAGTGATGTTCCGATTATCGGACCATTTGCTACGGCTACGTCGCACGCTGCAGAGGCCGTTTCGAAGATTGCTTCGCTGTTCGGGTATACCAACACCCCAGTGATTGATGATATTCATCAGTTTCAACCAGCGCCTTTTCCGAATCTAGCATCTACTGACATTGGTATGCCAATAGATAAACTAACGCTTGATTCTAAGAACGAATTGTCTATTGATCCAGCTATTGCTGGTGCGACAACTGCTGATGAGCTCGTAATTAGTAATTTTTGTGCTCGTGAGGCATGGTTGTTTGAATCCACATGGACTAGCGCTCGTTCTATCAATGATGGACTTTTCTACGCTAAAGTGTCTCCTGCCTTGTACAAGACAGATACTACGGGACCTACGGATATTCTTTGGAATACTCCCATGTCCCATGTGTCTGACATGTTTGAATATTGGCGTGGGGATATTATTTTCCGTTTCAAGTTCATATGTACGAAATATCACCGTGGTAGGGTTCGTATTAATTGGGACCCCCATGGAAATATTGGTGCGGCAGGTGATTACACCACCGAAACGTACACGAAAATCGTGGACATTACTGAAGAAACGGATGTGGAATTTCGCGTTCCTTATACACAAGCTCTGGCGTATCTGCGCGTTAAACCTGGTAAAGGAATCCATTATGCGGCAGCATCGACTTCTACGGCTGATGTTGGTGTCAACCACAATGGGATTATAACCGTTCGTGTGTTGAATCGTCAAACTTCACCAATAACATCTGCTGATATTAATATGTTGGTTTTCGTCAAGGGTGCCGATAATCTGGAGTTTGCTGTACCAAAGGAAGTAGATACTTCATATTCACCATACTCTGTCCAATCTTATGATTCTCGTATGGATATCGATAGTACCGTACACGAAATGGGAGTCAAACCGTCTATTGCCGACCCAAATATAAATTTGGTGTATTTCGGGGAATCTGTTGTTTCCTTACGCCAAGTTATGCGGCGACAGAGCCTTTATAAGAGGCTTGTTGCTAGTTCAGGTTCGGCCATAAATACTATATACTTGAGTACTTTTAAGTTGGCTCGTTTGCCGCTGTACCCAGGTTATGACGTTAATGGCATAGATTCGGCTATGGGAATTTTGTCATCGTTACCAGAACCGTATAATTATACGAACTGGTTACCTATGACGTGGATTGGCCAATGCTTTGTTGGTGTACGAGGGTCGGTTTTGTATTCTGTTAATGCTAATGGCCAACAGGATTGTAAAACTGTGATTTGTGCACGTGAGCATGGACCACATAATTCCTCAATTGCCGAATCAGTCATACCTTTTGCTGGCAATGGGGCTTTAAAGCAATCCATTCAAGTGGATCAGTTGGCTGGTAATTCAGGTATGACGATGACCAATCAGGTCACCCAGGGTGGTATTACTACAATGCTACCCATGTACAGCAACGTTAAGTTCATTATGAATTCTCCAGACACGCGTAGTGTTGGCAGTTCTACGGATGACTCCCTTAATGATGCTATGAGAGTTCAGACTCTCTATCAAACCGAAACAAATTCGTTCAACGATACGTTCGTTGATTTGTATTGCGCGGCGGGAACAGATATGAACTTTGTGTTCTTTATCAATGTACCCGCAGTGTACATGTACAACTCTGTGCCTACCCCTTTGCCATAGAGTTGTTCAAATTGTCCGCAATGACATTAAACTATAGCTATTGATTTAGCTATGTCCGAGATGACATTAAACTATAAAACACAGTGGTCAGTGCTGTGTCTACTATCTTTATAGTAGTT